CAGCCTCGTTTATGATTTTATTTTCTTTGGCAACAAAAGCATAAGCATAGTTATAGGCTTGAATATATTGGCTGGACAATGACAACACATCGGAAACGATAACTTCATCTTCACTGTGCAATTTGGTAACCTGTGCAGTCGCTTTGATATAAGCCGAAGCAATATTATGTGCAGCCAATTCAGGATTCACAGTACGAATCTTAGCAAGTTCACAGTGGCTTAATCCAAAATTGTCAAACATAGTAGCGTCCTCCTTTCCTCAATACTCAGCATGCCAGTGCCTGTACTTACAGGATAGGAGAACAAATATAAAAAGTCAAGGTAGGTAGGTGAAAACAGTTGAACAGATACAAAAACAAAGTCGAAGAGTCCTTTGGAGAGCTTTGGAAATTTGTTCTGGATTTGCAATATGAGACAGACAAGATTAAAAAAGCTGTTCTGACAGGGGAAAAAGGCGACTTGAAGATGCCCGAAGAAATTCCAAGTGAACAGACAGATAACGAATATCTGAAAGAGCAGTTCGGAATATATTCACGATATGTGAAATCATTATCCATCTGCACACACGTTTTAGCAATTATCTCAATAATTTCTCTAATAATTGCAATAGTTGCTCTGATTGTATAGAAATTGAAAAAATACCCGTTATCAGCGCAATGATGGACAGAACAGTTGTTATCCAAAATCTGGATATATCTTGAAAATATGCTTTCATGGCGACTTCACCCGCTTGTGTGATTTCATATGCGTGATCTTGCGATCTTGAGCGCATAAAGCATTTTTTTGTTGAAAAGGTATTTGCAAGCATCTACTTCACGCTGATTACCAGGAGTAAATCCACAATTTCTTAAAGCTTTTTTCAATATTTTATATTGATATCTTGTTATCAAATGAACACCTCCTTTACAGGAGAGTATATCACAAGAAAAGAGGTGCGTATATGTCAGAAAAAGAAAAAAGAATCGTAGAAAAGCTGAAAGAAGCGATTCCTAATATGTCAGAGTTTGACAAGGGATACATTCTCGGTAAGACGGAAAGTTTTTCTGAGAATAAGCCAGATGATTCTGATAAGGCACAGAAAGAAAGTTCTTAACATGGAGGTGAAAACAAATTGAAAAACAGAATCACATTTTGGATTCTTTGCTTTGTGCTTTCGGCTACCTGTGGAGTACTCGGAAGCCTACTCGCACAGTGGATGCTAAAGTAACATCTGAGTGATTACAGTAGCCAGGAATCCAGTAAATCCGCCAACAACAGCACTAAATAAAGCTACTCGGAAATCATGCCGCCATTGCTGTTTCCGTAATTCTTTTTCTTTAGCTTCTTTTATTTGCTGTTCAAGGACGCTGTGCGGAACTATGGAGCCGTTTGCCATATTCGGTTTCATATTATTATCACCTCCCATCTATAGGGAGTATATCACAAGAAAGGATACTAATGAACAAATTACAGATTTTTAATTCAGAAGAGTTCGGAGATATCCGAACAGTAACTATTGAAAACGAACCTTGGTTTGTTGGTAAGGATGTAGCAGAAGCACTGGGGTACGGAAATTCAAGAGATGCACTGGCAGCTCATATCGACGATGAAGATAAGACTATCATTCAAAAGTCGGATTTTCCGACATTAGAAATTCCTAATAGAGGAATAGTAGTTATTAACGAATCGGGTCTTTACAGCCTTATTCTTTCCAGTAAGCTTCCTAATGCCAAGAGATTCAAACACTGGGTAACAAGTGAAGTCCTTCCGACAATCCGAAAGACAGGTTCATACCAGAAGCCACTGACGACAGTTGAACAGATACAGGTTATTGCGACAGGATTCTTAGATCACGAAGAGCGGCTTAACAGACTTGAAAATACCATGACTATTGACTACGCACAGCAGGAATCTATTAGAGACTTAGTGTCAAGTGTCGTAATTGCTCACCTTGGTGGGAAAGAGTCAAATGCTTACAAGGAAATTGGCAAGAAAGTATTTGCTGAATGCAACAGGGATATAAAGATTTACTTCGCAGTAAACGCCCGTAATAACATCCCTAAGCTGAGATTTGAAGAAGCTATGGAATATGTTAAGAACTGGCATCCATGTACAAATACAGTAATGTGCATCAGGGACTGCAATGCTCAAATGTGTATTGAGTAGAAAGGAGCGTAAATGGACGCATTACAATTTAATAAAGCCGTCAGCCAGCACTGCAAAGAATCTGGTGGAGACTGTTGCAAATGTGACCTACGGCTTTACTGTTACCTATCGCCAAGTGAGCGACCAGATGAGTTAGTGAGTTTGGTTATTGATTTTTTGCATAACCACATTGAAAACCATGGTCATTATACCCATCACAGTGCGGCTTCATTTCCGTGTATTGATGATATGGACATGAGCACCGCAGTAGGCGGCGACCGCTATCAGAAACCTCATACTCTTCATAAACAGTCACGTGTTTGTGAATCTTGTGGCAATGATACAGTCGTGTAATTGTTTCAACCATATAATTCCCCTTTCGTTATACTCGGCATGTCGGTGCCTGTAAATGCATTATAGGTAGAGGGAAAAGGAAATACAATAGGTTGAATAAAAATCGCATTAAGAGATAAAAGCAAAGCAAGGAGGTGAAAAATATGAAACGCCATCCAATTATGGAATATGTGATTCCAGCAATTGTGGCAAGTGCGGCAACAGTTTTAATCCGTTTAGTGCTAGGGTGGTAAGAATGAAGCAATAATGAAAGGAGTAAATATATGAGCGAAGTTGACACTTACATAAAAGAAAATGCACAGGTTCATCAGTTTGCCGCAGAAGTGGCAAGAATCATATCAGGTATCCCACAGATGCCAGAGTTCTCAAATGAACGTTTGACAGTATCAGACGTGAGCAAAATGACAGGCATTCCTACACCATCTGTCAGAGCAGGAATCATCTATGGATGGCTACCTATCGGCACGGCGTATCGTGGGAACAAAGTGATTCACGACAGAAAAGGTTCTGGCAGAATAGAATTTGTTATCTCTCCAAGAAAGCTCTGGGAAGAGACAGGATATATCTGGAGAGGAAAAGAAGCATTAAAGTGATAGTGCCCCGGAGGGAGTCGACATCTCCGCCCCGGAGCTTTACACCCACTAAAGCACCTTAGTGGATAGATACATTATAGTTCTCTATCTGCTAATTGTAAAGACAAATAATTACGAATAAGGAGAAATTAGTTAGATATGAGCGAGATTAGAAACGAAAATCAGCCAACATGGACTGATATCGAAGTAGCGCTTGCGACTGAAATTGTCGAAAAAAGTAAGAAGAAATCAAGAAAATGGTTCACTGCATGGATTGTGACCGCAGCCGCACTGGTAGCGAGCAACCTTGCGTGGATTATAGGAGAAATGAAATGAAAGAGTATGCGCTGATTGCTGTTTGTATGCTTGCCGGGAAATATGTTGATGTGCCTATCTGGCTGAACATCTTTTTTGGCATCTCGGCAGCATGGGCAGTACGCCAAATGAAAGCAGACTGGCAGTAGGAAATAAGGAGGATAAGAAGATGTTTGAGAAAGAGATTGATGAAATTTACGAACTCTGTAAAAGAGTTGTGAACGAAGTTCCGGCAGCAAATGTCGAATTCAGTTATTCGATTTATGGCATGAGAGTATGTGGGCTTAAAAGAAAAGAAGATGTTTGCCTTCCAAAAGACGTGTTTAAGTGGGATTTGTACCAAAATGTATCTTTCAACCCATTTTATGAGAATGCAAGCCGCGAAAGTCTCAGAATAATCAAAGCTTTCTTGTTGGAACTTCTGATAGATGGGAAGTGTCCGAATGAGTAAACAGATAGCGATTATGAAACTTCTTCCCAGTCTGGAGATAGCAGGATGTATTAATGAGCTGCTCAGAGAGCTTCAGTCCAGAGGTGATTACATTCTGGATTATGAAAACTGTGATATGTCTCTGGATCATGTGGAGTACCACAAGGCTGAAGATATCGACGGAGAGAAGTTTGGAGACGCTTCAGACAACCTGTACTGCTTTTTCAAGGCGGTGTGAACATGGATGAGAGGATTAATGAGGTTCTGAGATTGATTGATATACAGCTTGCCACAGTCCCGGATAACCCCATTGAAGAATCATATAAGGCAAGAACATTGGCAAGCTACGTACAGGCTCTAAATGGGCTTTTAGTGGCTCAGAAATCATATAAGGAGGAACAAAAATGACTGAATTTGAAATCCATATACCGGCACGTAAAAAGGCAGTAGTGTCAGAACGAGACATGGCGGTAAAAGTGACCGGGGAAGCGTATAATGCTTTGACAGAAATTTACAATGAAAGCACTTTATCAATGCGCCAGATCGCAAGTCTTCTGATTGTAGAAGGTAGCAAACATATCGTATACGACAAAGCGGAGGTGTGAGCTATGGCAAACTTAATTGGAATCATGGGTGAACCCGGAAGTGGTAAAAGTACATCCCTTCGCAATCTCAATTCAGGAGAAACTTATTACTGTGATTGCGATGGAAAAGGTCTGAATTGGAAAGGGTGGAGAGATCAGTATTCCACTGATAAGAACAATTATGTAAAGACCAGTTTTCCGCAGACTATAGTCAAATATCTTTTAAACATTGCAGAAAAAGCACCGCATATCCATTATTTCGTTGTTGATACCGTAAATAACTTAATGGTATCGGACGAAATGAGGAGATGCAAAGAGAAAGGCTATGACAAGTGGATGGACCTCGCCTCGAGCATCTGGGACTTGGTAGATATTCCGTCAAAGCTCAGAGATGATCTGACAGTGATCCTGCTGTTCCACACGCAAACAGAAATGACTGACGCAGGCTATGAGTTTACCAGAATCAAAACCAATGGAAGAAAGACTGAGAAAAACAACATCGACAGTAAGTTCAACTGGTTGCTCAGATCAATGAAGCAGGAGAATACCTATTGTTTTTCAACCACTTCTCATAATGACACTGCAAGAACGCCACTGGGAGCATTTGAAGAGGAATATATTCTGAATGATATTGTGAAGGTCATTGAAGTTATGAAGGAGTTTTGATGAGAGAACAAAACTGGTATGTATTTTTAATAGGCCGATACGCCTATCGGATAAGATGTGAATCGTATTATATTCATCAATTATACCATGACAAAGCAATTCGTGGGTACAGGAAATGTTCAAGCAAAGAAGAAGCTATTTCTATGTGCTATGACTATAACAAATATTTAAAAGGAGATAAAAAACATGGCAATTAAAAGATTTGGAGATTATGAAAAAACACAGGCTTATGGAGATTACGAAGTGCTTCCAAAAGGTGGCTATGTTGTAAAGATTCTTGGAGCCGAAGTTTGTAACAACAGTGTAGGCCAGTACGTAAAAATCAGTTGCGATATTGCAGAAGGCGAATATGCGGGCTTCTATGCAAAAGAATATAAAGCTCAGCAGAGCGAGGATAAGAAATGGCACTGCAATTATCTTCTGAATATTCCGAATGACGACGGATCAGAGAAAGATAACTGGACAAAGAGACGCTTTAAAACATTTACAGAAGCTCTTGAAGAATCCAATCCGGGATACCACTTTGACTGGGATGAGCAGAAATTCAAAGGTAAGATTGCCGGCGGTCTTTTTAATGAAAGAGAATACGAAAAGAATGACGGAAGCATTGGAAGAGCTACCAATCTGGCATCCTTCTGTAAAGTCGATAAAATTCGCTCCGGTGATTACAAACTTCCAAAAGACAAAATCTTAAGTAGCAATAATTCTTCACGCACTAATTCAGATGATTTTATGAGTGTTCCAGACGGTGCAGATGAGGAGATGCCATTCAACTAATGGATATTTTTGATCAAAAAGAAGTCTTAAAGTCTTTCCAGATTCTTATTGATTCCAGAGAACAAGCGACCGAACGAGCGGAGAAGCGGTATAAATCCTTTTCCGCTCCATATAGTCGAGCAACATTGGATTATGGTGATTATACCTATAATGCAGTGTTGCCAGATGGTAGTTCACTTTTTGACACATGTGAAACCATTAAACCATTCTGCGTGGTGGAACGGAAAATGAATTTAGATGAGTTAGCCGCATGCTTTACCAGAGGGCGTGAGAGATTCAAAAGAGAGTTTGAACGAGCATTAGATCAGCAGTGTAGGATTTACCTCATCTGTGAAAATTCGAGCTGGGAAAACCTTTTGAACGGTAAATATCGAAGCAAATTCAATCCCAATGCGTTTTTAGCTTCCAGTGTTGCATGGATGGTCCGATACAACATGAATGTGGTTTTTTGTAAAGAGGAAACATCTGGAAGACTGATAAAAGAAATTTTATACAGAGATTTAAAAGAAAGACTTGAAAGGGGTGAGTTTGATGGTTGTAAATTCGATTCAACTCACAGGTGATAGCAATGAGTGAATATCCGAGTATGTATGATGCGGCTATCGAATATGCTAAAAAAGGATTTGCTGTCTTCCCGTTAAAATACCGCGATAAAGTTCCGCTTACCAGGAATGGATGTAAGGATGCAACTACAGACGCAGCTCAGATAAAAGCCTGGTGGCAGAAATATCCAAATGCAAACATAGGTCTTGCGACTGGTTCAGTTAGCCAGAATGTATTTGTAATTGATTTAGACATTGATGAAGATCGCGGAATAGATGGGTACCATTCACTTGAAGATTGGCAGCGTGAACACGGAGATTTCCCAGAAACATGGACAGCTATCACGGGACGCGGTGGATACCATTTGTACTATCGTGGAAATGGCAGAATAAAGAACCGAGCCGGAATTATTGATGGTGTAGATATTCGTGGAAATGGCGGGTATGTAGTAGCTCCTCCATCAATACATAAGAATGGCAATCGGTATGAATGGGAATATTCACCGGATGAATTTGAGATCGCAAAGGCCGATAACAATGTAGAATACTTCCTGAACCATGACGATCAGAAACGAGGCGCAGCTTTTACCATGCCAAATATCGTGGCAGCAGGACAAAGAAATCAGATGCTTTTTCGTTTTGCGTGTATGATGCAGGCGAAAGGAGCGTCAGATCAATCAGTGTTCGCCGCTACCATGGCTGAGAATGAAAGTTCCTGTTCGCCTCCATTAACTGAACAGGAAGTCAAAGTCATTGTATCAAGTGCGACTAGATATGATAAAGGAAAGCCCATTCACATTGACTCAGATGGGGTTGCAACGCAAGGGTGGAGGGAGCCGGAGTTTGATTTTACAGAAAAAGGAACAATGATTCAGAGCATTAAGAACATGTGTGAAGCCATTGAGTACGACCCTGACTTGTATGGACATATCAAATATAACGAGTTATCATACGCGCCCTTTGTTTGCGGAAGTCTCCCGTGGGAACATGTAAACATGTATAGGGAATGGAGCAACAGTGATGACAGCAATTTGAAATCGTACATTGAATCAAAATATGGGCTAAAGAGTCTGGAGAAGATCATGGAAGCACTTAATATCGTGGCAAATAGAAACAGATTCAACCCTGTTGTTGATATGCTTACTGACATTCATAAGAATAAGTGGAATAAAAAGACCGGATATATCAACAAACTACTTCCAGAATATCTGGGAGTGGAAGACACAGAGTATTCCAGGGAATGTATGAAACTGTTTATGTTAGGTGCAATCAGCAGGGCGTTCCATCCGGGATGTAAGTTTGACTACATGCCAGTATTATACGGCTCACAGGGAATTGGAAAATCTACCTTCCTGAGACTTTTATCACTCAATAACGCATGGTATAACGACAACTTCAATACAGTCGAGGGCGACAAAGCCCCGGAAAAGCTGCGCGGTATGTGGATGGTGGAACTGGCAGAACTGCTGGCTACTAAAAAAGCAAAAGAAGTTGAGAGCATCAAAGCATTTTTAACATCCACAGTGGACACGTACAGGCCTCCATATGGACGCAGAACAGAGCAGAGACCAAGAGAGTGTGTGTTTGCCGGAACAACCAACAATGACCGTTTCCTGACTGATAGAACAGGCAATAGACGATTCCTTCCGATAGTCACGAGAAAAGAACACGTCCTGAAATCCATGTTTGATGATCCACAGGCCGTAGCGTCAGACTTTACAAACGCTTGGGGAGAAGCCATGGAGCTTTTTGAAAGGGCCGATAGAACACCTAAGTTAATCCTTCCGAAGAATTTACAGCGATATATAGAGGACAAACAGGAGGAATTTATGGAGGAGGACGTGAGAGTGGGAATTATTCAAGAATGGCTAGACCATACAACGGAACCTCGCGTTTGCGTCGCAATGCTATATGAACAGGCGCTGGGCAACGAGGGCCGCAAGCCCACAAGGTTCGAGTCCAACGAAATTCACTCCATCATGCAGAACTGCATTGACGGATGGGAAAGGGAAAATGGTGGGAAACGGGTGAGATGTGGAAAGTATGGTCCGCAGATATGCTACCAAAAAGTCAGAAAATTAAGTGAATTTGAAAAAATGTGCGAGTGTGAGATACCATTTGACTAGAACTAGTTACACTTAGTTACATTTAGTTACACCCCAAGATACACCTCAAACCCTTATAAATACTGTATTTTTTACTTAGTGTAACTAATGTAACTAATATTTTACTATAAAGTATATTTTAATAATTATATAAAAAGGTAATTATAGGAAAAATTAAATACTTATGTTACACGTTACACATTCAAGGAGGGGGGGGGAAGAAATGGCAAGCGTAAGAAAAGATGATATTCCAATGATGGCAATGTTTATGCCTAAATTATGGGAATTAATAAAAGAGTTTTACCTGGTTGAACTCACAGATGAATATTCAAAAGCAGCTTATGACCGCTGTATGGAATTGATAGAAATATATTCAGATCCATTAGCAAAAGAATTTGTTTTAGCATTTTGCAAATTTATTGATTCTAAACAAAGGGAGTTGAGAAAGAATGTACAGCACGAAGAATAAATATGAACAGGGACAGGCTCTTAGAAAAGAAATCTATATGTATATCGTCAGTTATATCAAACTGGTTGGATATGCACCGTCAATTACAGAGATTTCTGAAAAGGTGGATGCCGGGAGAGCTACGGTCTGGAAACATATCAATCAGTTGATTGATGATGGCCTGCTCAGAACAAACCACCCTAGTACCGACAGAGCATATACTCCGGTTGGGTACGGAATAAGAAAGATAAGCAAGGAGATAAAATGAAACTTTATGACGTATACGACGGAACGAAATATGTTGGGGAAATGACCATTGATCAGATTTCAGAGTTGACAGGAAAAACAAGAAGCCAGGTGTCAAGGGCGGTTTATTCAGCCTGCCTGCTCGATGAAAGATATGCGATTGTGTACGATGGGCGGGACACAATCTGCAAATCAAATAAAAACGATATGAGGATGTTGATGGAATTTGATGCTCTGGCAGGCAAAATAAGGAGGGCTGTTGGTTGGGAAAGTTAAAAATCAAGCAGAAAAAGAAAGCATTCATTCCGTATACGAATCAGCAGGCTCATATGTTTGCGCAGTCTATCCAGAACTGCCAGAAAGAGTTAAAAGAAATGGAGTTGAAAGCCTTTGATGATGGGTTCGAGGATGGAAAGAACTGGTCTGACGTGCTGAATTTTGTGATTTTGTTTTATGTAATGCACGAATTGCACGGATGGGGATGGAAACGTTACATGAAGGCTGTAAAAAGAATTAATAACTACATCAATGATATTAATTCTGGAAAAACATCATTGTCTGAAATGGTTGATAAACTGGAGAAGAAACATCACATTCAGATTTGTGATGATTATAAGGAGCTAATCAAGAGATATGGAGCGTAATTTAATCATAGATTGCTTTGCAGGTGGCAGCAGAAGCACTTGTGAAAGCTAATTGCCCGTATCTGAAAATCGGAGAGCGTAAAGCTGCACCGATGATTTATATGCAGAATAACGGACAGGTAGCATTTGGTTAAGAAATCATGGAGGACTGTACAATAGTGTGTCAGTTACTTACATGGGGAAAGTGAGGATGAAAATGGAGAAATTAAAACCTTGTCCGTTTTGCGGAAAAGAGATAGATACAGACAAAGATATGTATATCCCGGAAAGAGATTGGAAGCCATCTTTTTACGACCCTGACAGTGGAGGTTATCCGATAAGTATTCACTGCGAATGCGGATTAGATTTTTGTCCGAGCACATGGGATTATAAAGAATTCGTTGAAGCATGGAATAAAAGAGTAAACAAGGAGGACGCAAAATGTTAATCAGAAGTCAGGATAAAGAGATATTAGTTAATTTTAATGTATCAGCTGGTATCGAAATTGCAGAAGGGACTACAAAAACAGTTGTAACATCATATATCACTGGATGCAGTTATTTACTCGGAGAATATTCCACCAGAGAAAAAGCTATGAAAGTACTGGACATGATTCAGGATGCATATGTAGATGCAAAATTAAATGAAATTCTTCTTCCTGATGTCTGCAAATCGGCTAGTGAATCTCAGAGGGGAAAAGATAATACATCAATTGCAAAAACTATTAGAAAAGATTTTATGAAAAAAATGATATTCCAGATGCCAGAGGATAGTGAGGTGGAAGTATGAGTGATGTAATGGAATTTGTACAGAACGAAGACGGCACATTTAGTGCATACGATGATACCTACGACATTGTAATACACTGTAAATCGGAAGATGAGCAGAAGAAAGTTATTGAGCGGTTATCTACTGACTGGATTCCGGTCAGTGAGAGATTGCCGGAGAAGCATAAAGATGTAATTGCAACTGTTAAATATAGTGGTTTTTGTGGAATGTACGGAAAATGGTTAAAGACAGCGTCCATTAATGACTATGGTGAATGGAATGGAGAATGTATAGGTGGTGAAGTTATTGCATGGATGTACTTGCCAAAACCATATAAGGAGGGCTAAACATGACAGTAAAGCAGTTATTGGACATTATAGATAAGAAAACAATGGTAGAAGTCAGAGGAGAGCACGACTGTGAACTTATATTTTCTACAAACAGAAATTGTGGATACTATACAAAAGACGCTTTTGAAGAGATAAAAGAAAACACAGTCACACAGATTACTGCACTCGAAGAAGATCTGATTGTTATTTATATTGATTCTAAGATATGGATGGAATAATCAATGGAAATGTCAATTTTCGAAAAAGAGGGAGACTGGATTAATGGGAAGATGTAAATTAGAGTGTCCAGACGGTGAAACAGAATGCTGCATCTGCTGTACTAAACAGGATTCCTGCCAGTGCAGATGTGATGAGATGGACAGTTATGAATATGCGGAGGAGTGTGAGGAATATGAAAATTGATGAATTAGGATTAGCAATAACAACAAGAACATACAACATACTGTTAAGAGCAGGGATTACTACCACTGAGGAAATCAAAGAAAAATCAGATGATGATCTGAAAAGAATCAGAAATATGTCTGAGAAATGTTACAAAGAGATTAAGCAAGCTGTGTACTGTACGGACTGTAAACGCAGTATCTATGGAGAATATCATGATTGTGACATCAATATGGAAAGTGGCGGAAGATATCTTCGAGGAGATTGCGAGTGCCATTGCAAAGTACTTATGGAGGGACAAAAAAATGCGGTTAATTGATGCAGACAAAATAATTGACTCTCTTGGAAATTCGGATATGGATTTTGCAATAGGTGCAGTTATTGACGAACAGCCGACAGCTTTTGATGTGGACAAGGTTGTTGGTGAGTTGAAAAGAGATAAATTCATTGAATCGGAATGTATCTTATCTGACGTACATCAAGGATATAATGCTGGACTGAACAGAGCAATAGAAATTGTAAAAGGAGGGTGGAGTTGAATGAGTAAATCAGTATTAGTGATTGATACGCCCAGAAACTGTTATGATTGCCCGTTCGGAACTGCATACTGTGGCGAAATTGAATATGAGGGTTTGTGTGAATTAGCTGACTGTTTAGACTGCGATGAAATTCTGATGACAGAAGAACATTATGATTGTGAAAGTAAATCAAAACCTGTTTGGTGTCCATTGAAGCTGTTACCAGAGAAGAAAAGTACAACTGCACCCGTGAGCAATTACGAAGTGCAGAAAAACTTATTTGCCGACGGTTGGAATGCCTGCTTGAGAGAAATTACAAAAACAAGCGATGAAAATGAGCGATAAAAAGCAAGCGATAAGAGGTGAAGTAGATGGAGAGATTAACACGCAGAATAAACAATAACAAGATTACCGCAATAAAAGGACATGGTTGTAATTATAGTGTACACTCATTTGATTGTCAGGACAATGAGGGAAGAGATAAATTAAGAGCGGCATTAGAAAAACTTGCCGACTACGAGGATTTAGAAGAACAGGGCTTGCTATTAAAACTTCCAATACCATTAAACACTACTGTTTATACAATATATACGAAACAATGGTGTTATTATGATGATAACTGTATGGAAGATATAGAATATAAATGTATGAATGGAGAGTTTTGTGAAAATCAAAAAGTAAGACATTATATTCATACTGAAAAATTCAGTGCTTCAATGATTAACTTCATAAACAAAACAGTATTCTTAAACCGGGAAGAAGCTGAAAAGGAGCTGGAGGAGATGAAAAATGACAAGGCCTGAGATTACGGCAGAATTATCAACCATGATTGAAAAGAAAATCAATCCGAACAACGATCCTCGTATCTACTGGGCAAAAGAGGTGACGTTTGATTATTCTACAAACCATGCAGTTAGAGTGGACTATATGAAATTTGTTCCAGTGAATAATAGCGTGTCCGGGATAGAAAAAGGTGACTGCTATTGTTATGAGGTTAAATCATCAGCTGAAGATTTTCACTCTGGTCATGGGCTGAATTTTGTTGGCGATTATAACTATCTGGTTATGCCGACAGATGTATATGCTGCGATATCCCTTGAAATTCCGCATTACGTAGGAATATATGTGCCAGATGGAAATGAGCTTGCATGCATCAAAAAAGCAAAGCGAAGAAATCGGACAAGGCCTGTATCTGAAATACTTCTGATGATGTTTCGGTCTGCAAACAGAGATTACAGGAAAACGGTAAAGAAACTGGAGGAGATGAAGAAATGAATAGCAAACCTACACCAGACATAACGCCAAACCTTGCTATATCAGCATACCACGTACTACAGCAATATTGCACTGGACAGCCAGCAGATTGCAGAGGCTGCGGATTCTACGAACACTGCCCAGAATGTTTTCAAGGCATACCATGTGACTGGAACTTGAATGAAGAAGGTGAAATAAATGAAGTTAAGAAAGGCAACACTAACTGATTACGGAGTGCCGCCGGATGACATACCGACATTACAAAGTCACTTGCGGAATCTTAGTGAAAGCGATAAATACAATCTGTTACAGGTATCTATCAAATATGCGCCCGGCATTGAATCACAAATCTATGACAGCATCGTAAACAGTATCGGATATCGAACAATGGAGAAGATCAGGACGGTTCCTGCAACAGAGAACGACTTTTATGGTTACAAACGCAAGGTCATGGCGGAATATTATCATTTAGCAAAGCTGATTGGCAGACTTTAAAAAAACTTAAAAATTTATAAAAGTGGTAGAGAGCTACGTACGCCCTAGTATGGTATTATAGTATATATAACTATAACTATGCTAGGGTGTTTTATGTTTGGAGGTGAGAATGTGGGAATGCCAATGGGAAAACCGCCCATGTATAAAACGGTGGATGAAATTGAAAAAAAAATCGAAAAATATTTTGAGGATTGTAAAGGATATCCTTTGACTGATAGCAAAGGCAAGCAGGTATTTAATAAATTTGGCTCACCAGTTTTTGCAGACGTTCATCCTCCAACGATTACAGGATTGGCATTGGCACTTGGATTTGCAAGCAGACAGGCGCTTTTGAATTATCAAGCAAAACCAGAGTTTAATGACACGATTACGCGCGCGAAAGCCAGAGTAGAACAGTACGCAGAGGAAAGGCTATTTGATCGTGATGGTTCAAATGGCGCTCAGTTCAGCTTGAGAAATAATTTTAAGGGATGGGATGCTGATAAGAAAAATGATGATTCTGGAGATGGAAAGATTACGATTGTGAATAACATTCCAAGGCCGGAGAAACAGAATGAATGAGAATCCGATTAATCTGGATGAAATTATAGCTCCTGCCTTTTACAATGTGTTCTGGGACATTTTGGACGGAAAACACACCTATTATGATTTGTATGGTGGGCGCGGATCTACTAAATCATCTTTTGTAGGTGTAATGATTCCTTTCCTGATGATGCAGGACGCAGAGAACGGTATAATGTCAAATGCTGTTATCTTCCGTAAAGTTGGAAACACACTTCGAGAATCCGTTTATGAACAGATAGCATGGGGAATTGACGCACTCGGAGTCAATGAACTATGGGACACCAGTGTAAGCCCTATGCAGTACACTTATAAGCCTACTGGACAGAAAATCATATTCAGAGGACTGGACAAGGCAAAAAAGACTAAATCTATTAAAGCAAGCAAGGGATATTTCAAGTATCTCTGGTTCGAGGAACTTGACGAATTTTCGGGCATTGAAGAAATTCGTACAGTGCAGCAGTCAGTCCTTCGAGGCGGCAGTAAGTTTGTTGTATTTAAGACATTCAATCCGCCAATTAGCCGGAGTAACTGGACGAATGTGTATGTAGAAGAGCCACGAGACGACAGCTACAGGCATAAGAGCGATTACAGATCAGTTCCTGTTGAATGGCTTGGACAGCAATTTATTGATGATGCGGAGCATCTTAAAAAGACAAATCCAAGAGCCTATCAGCATGAATATCTTGGATTACCTGTCGGACTCGGTACAAATATCTTTGAGTTGTTGGAAATCCGAACGATTCCAGACGAAGAAATTCAGAAGTATCAAAGTATCTATCAGGGACAAGACTGGGGATGGTACCCGGATCCCAAAGCGTTTATTCGTGTGGCTTATGTGCCTAATCAGGACAAAGTTATCCTGCTGGATGAGCTTGGCGGATGTAAAATTCGAAATACAGTAATGGCTGGCCAGATAAAACAAAAGGGATACGATGATTATTCAATATCTTGCGGAGTTGATGAAGAAGAAAGCATTATTGACTTCCGAGATGCAGGGCTTCCAGCACGTAGGGCTATTGTTACACCGGGAAGCCGCAAATATACTTTTGAGTGGTTACAGTGCCGAACATTAGTCATTGATCCGGCACGAACGCCGAGAGCATACAAGGAAATTATCAATTATGAACACGAAGTAGATAGCAATGGAGAAGTTATCGCAGATTATCCAGATGGTAACGATCACTGGATAGATTCTCTCAGGTATGCGACAAGTCCATTGTCGATGAGAAGGGGGTACAGTGCATAAAATGTTAGATAGGTACTTTTCAGATAAAATAAATAAATTCTTAAGCATCGGTTTAAAAATATATGGATCATCTGACATTAACGAAATCTTAAAAGTTGTAGAATATGAAGACATTATTGTGCGAGATACTCCTGTAAGATGGATGGATTTTAAAAGGTAGATTAAATGGGACTTATAACAACACTAAAAAGGTGGTTTAACATGATTTTCAAAAAACAAGCCGAAGAGGACTTTAATATCCAGGCGGCAGAATTCCCGGAGATGGAATCACTGATTAACCGGTGTGCGAACATCTATAGGGGTGCGCCGGAATGGCTGGATGATGAGGATAATATCAAGACGATCAATTTCGCGAAAACTGTCTGCTCAGAGACAGCACGGCTCACAACGCTGGCAATCGGCATCCAGATCGGCGGTTCCGCAAGGGCTACATGGCTTCAGAAACAGATTAACAAGGTATATTTTCAGATACGTCACTGGGTAGAGTACGGTTGCGCCTATGGAACGGTTTTCATCAAGCCGAACGGTGAGAGCCTTGACGTATTTACTCCGGCAGATGTGATGATTGTGGATTATGACAATCAGGAAATAAAAGGGATTATATTCAAGGATTCTTATACTGTTGGACGAAAATACTATACACGGCTTGAATATCATCGTTTTGTTGAAACCACCGTGGACGGCGTGACAACTTACCCATATTATGTTTCTAATAGAGCCTATGTATCAAAATCCCCTCAGTCAATTGGCAATAAGATTGACCTTAAACAGACCAAATGGGCTGATCTCATGGCAGATACGCCACCGATTCTCAAGGCAAACGGAGAAAAGCTGGACGGACCGCTTTTCGGAGTTCTACGGACGCCACAGGCGAACAATGTGGATATTAGCACACCACTGGGCTTGCCGGTTTTTGCTGAAGGCATTGAGGAGCTGGGAGACATTGATGTTGCGTATAGTCGGAACGCGGGGGAAATTAAAGACTCTCAGAAGATTGCTCTGTTAGATGATAGACTACTGATGCCAAGCGGTACACCTGTTTCAGCCATGTCACCACGAGGTATGGAGAACAGGCGAAACGAGATGAAATTGCCGCATTATGTCAAGAACGTGTTCGGACAGGACGAAAAAGAGTTTTATCAGGAAATCAATCCACAGCTCAACACGGATGCACGGTTGGCCGGAATCAATGCGCTACTGTCACAGCTTAGCTACAAATGTGGATTTAGCAGTGGTTATTTTGTGTTTAACGAGAAAACTGGAATGGTGACGGCTACGCAGGTGGAAGCGGACGACCGCCGGACAATTCAGTTTATTAAGGACGTTCGGGATAAGCTGGAGGATTGTCTGAATGGCGTAATCTATGCACTCAATGTTTTTGCCGACCTGTACGATCTAACTCCGGTGGGCGTTTATGAAACAACATACGACTTCGGAGACATAACCTACAACAGAGAAGAAGACCGTGCAAGATGGTGGCAGTATGTTGTACAGGGAAAGGTTCCAGCATGGCTGTTTTTCGTAAAATTTGAAGGAATGACCGAGGAAGATGCGAAAGCAATGGTCAAAGAAGCTCAGCCAGACGAACCGACTTTGTTCGGCGATGAGGAATAATATATGCTTAGTCCAGAGTACTTGCGCAGAATCACAGAAGGCAGTGAACAGATTGCTGAGGAGTTACACCAGTATATTATATCTGAGATTGTATCTCGAATGATGGCAAGAATCGGAAGAGGTGAGGATTATATTCTGACCAATGCCGATGCGTGGAGAATCAGAACACTACAGGAATCTGGTGAACTGTTAGAAGACATTCTGGCAGAGCTGTCTAAATATACCAAGCGGCAGCAGGAAGAACTAAAAGAGGCGTTTGAAGATGCCGGAATCACTGCCCTCGATTATGATGATAAGATATACAAGGCGGCAGGATTAAGCCCTGTACCGCTCGAACAGTCGCCAGCTATGATAAGACTCATGGAGCGAAATATGCTTGCAACCATGGGCGAGTGGAAGAACTTCACGAGAACAACTGCAAGTGCTGCTCAGGCGTTGTATATCAACCAGTGTGACCTTGCATACAATCATGTGATGACTGGGGCAGTTGGATATACGCAAGCGATTAGAGAAGCAGTTAACAATGTTGTAAGCAATGGCGTTACGGTAACATATCCATCCGGCAGAAAAGATACAATTGAAACAGCGGTTGCACGCTCTGTCAGAACTGGCGTGGCACAGGCGTGCGCTGATATTCAGTTGGCAAGAATGAAAGAAATGGGATATGGCTTAGTGCTGACATCGGCGCATATAGGAAGCCGCCCAAGCCATGAAGTGTGGCAAGGGCAGGTATTCTCTATAGACTGGGAAAAATTAAAAGAAATCAAGCCTTATCTTTAACAGAATCGAGATACAATGAAATTGCTTTATCGAGTATTTTGCTGATAGGTATTCCAGTATCATCAGAATACGATTTTAATTTTTCATAAATTTCACGATCAATAGCATTTGATATTGCTACACGGTTTTTTAAACCTCTGTTATTTGACATTTTATTCAACTCCTTTCATACTAAAGTTTATCATAACTTTCAACTACTTGCAATTAAAATAAAATAATGATATAATTGAATGTAGATAAATGCAGTTGAAAGGAGAAAGCACAATGACTTTTGAAGAATTTTGTATTAAAAATGGTAAAAAAGAAAAACCACTTTCAGGGAAATCCTACAGATATTCTCACGGAATGGCAGAAACTCGATTATACAAAATATGGGCAGGCATGAAAATAAGAACATCTGAAAAGGCACAGCCTCATAACAAAGTGGCGTATTTTGATAGAGGAATAACAGTATGTGATGAATGGAAAGAATTCAAACCTTTTTTATTATGGGCTTACACAAGCGGGTACGAAAAAGAACTTACAATAGACAGGATAGATGTTAATAAAGGGTATTCTCCTGATAATTGTCGGTGGGTGCCATTAGAATGGCAAAACAACAACAAACAAAGCAGTTGGAAAATTAAATACCAAGGAGATACAAAAACCGTAGGTGAATGGGAACATTTCTTTGGCGTTCATCGTGAATATATAAGAAAAAGGCTTAATCATGGATGGACTTTTGACGAAATTGTAGAAAACATAAAAAATCCCACAACATTAAACAAGAACAATAAAAGTGGTATAAAGGGAGTTTTATTTGACAATAATCATTCAAAATGGAGAGCTTATATTTCTGTAGGCGGAAAACGCGTAGAAGATCGAGTTTTTAAAACCAAAGAAGAAGCAGTGATGGCAAGGAAACAAATGGAATTAAAATATTGGGGATATACAAATATTGAGTAATTATGGGGTGGCTATTTATGAATAAAAAACATACTTATCCTGATTTTATTGAAAATTGTCATTATGGCGAAGCCGATGGAATATGTGGAGTAAATTGCAGGCATCATTTTTCGGTTTGGGTGGAAGGAATGCCGAATCCCTATGCGGAATTATCAGCGCAGGACAAAGCCGACAAAGGTAAACAGTACGAAAAAGAACAGCGGCAACGTACTTATGAACGGAGAATCCGCAAAACGAAGAGAGAAGTTCTCGGAATGCAAGCGGCGGTTAATAACTGCAAGGACGAACAGGCAAGATTTGCACTCCAACAAGACCTTGACCGGAAGTCTTATCTCTTACAGAAACAAAATGCTGCATACAAAGATTACTGCAAACAGAATGGCCTGAGGGAACTGCAAGACCGCCTTATGATTGCGAAGTGGAACCGTCAGAACGCCGCAAAAGCCAGAGGAGCGGCAAAGAGATATAAAACAGCAAAGGGGATTGACTGATGGATAGATGGGAATATTTCAATCCAAATCCTGTTAAGGATAAGAGAACAGGAGATTGCGTTGTCCGGGCAATATGTAAAGCAACTGGCTTCGACTGGGAAACAGTATTCGCCGGATTAATGATACAGGCATGTACTCTGTCAGATATGCCGAGCGCAAATTATGTCTGGGGAGCGTACCTCTATAAGCATGGATACAGGCGAAAACTGATTGAACAGTCGGAGCGATATATTTATACAGTCAATGACTTTTGCGCAGATCATCCAACAGGCACATACATTCTCTGTATAGATGGTCATGTGGTGACAGTGCAAGAAGGCAAATATTTCGATACATGGAATAGCGGAAACGAAATACCGATTTATTATTGGGAAAAAAATGGATAAATATCCACTATTATGTTTTATTGTATTTCCACACAAAACCTTTGTGAGTTCGACGTTCACCACGACAGCAACGACTGATGCTATCTTTTCGACCGTTTACGTGGTCTGCGGCATCTTCTGCGCAACTCCACTCAGCGATAAAATGATTGTTTAAGTCATATTGATAAACAACTTTTGCTCTTGGACTGTTTCCTCTCTTATAATTTCCATGAGGAGGGACAGAAGCGGAGCGCAATCCTGTATTTATTGCATGAAAAGTGTTTTCTTGTTTCGTGACCCATTCAAGATTATCAACAGTATTGTTTTTCTTGTTCCCGTCAATATGATTCACTACTTCTTTTTGTTCCACGTTCGGAATAAATGCCTCTGCAACAAGGCGGTGAACGAGATAGTTCTTACGTTTGTAATTAACAACAAGTGTTACTCTATCGTAACCATCGTTTTCAAAAGGAGTCAAATACTTGCATCCTTTATTGTAATTTCTCCTTGCACTAATAATATTGCCAAGATTGCTTATTTTGTATAATCCTTCATAACCGACAACATCTTTCCAAATTTCTTGCATAAAAATAACACCTGTCCTTTCAGTGTGCGTGTCCTATTGATAAATGTACGGAAATCTCTAGGACATGAGACTTTCGGGAGCTACCCTATCCGTACACAAATATTATATCACAAATCAATGAAATATTAAAGAGGTATATCAATATGCATATTATTGAAGCAATACAAACAATTCTATCAATTTGTGGTGGCATTTCTATCATAGGAGGGGCGGCAGCTGTAATCTTTAAGTGGATTACACCGGCATTCCGACTTAATAAGCGAGTAGAGACACTGGAAGAGCATGACAAGCGAGATTACGAGAGTCTTCAGAGGATTGCAGAACGAGATTCATTAATTCTGGAAGTGTTATCAACCATGCTGGACAGTCAGATCAGTGGGAATAATGTGGAGGAATTAAAAAAAACAAAACAGAAGCTTACAAATTATCTTGCACAGAATCAACGTTAATTGCATTAATAAGGGGTATGCTCATGAAGTTATATGTATTCACTAAGAAAGATATAGACAGGTTCTTGTTAGAGTGTAATTTTACGCCGGACGAAGAAAGACTGTTCCGGCTGAGATGTAAAGAATATACGCTTGAATACTGTGCTGAACAGATGAATGTGAGCATATCTACGGCGAAACGATTGAGCCGCCGGGTAAATAATAAAATAATTAAAGTATGCTGATACTTTTCAGATACTTATATGGGTCTTAGACGAACTGTCTAAGGCTCTTTTTTTATGTAAAAATATAGCTATAGAAAGTCATAGAATAAGTCATAGAATAAGTCATAGGAGGTGTACGAGATGGCATTATATAATAATCCTTATCAATATAGTTTTGGTGTTCCGGGACAGATGAATCAATTTCAGCAACAGCCTGTCCAGATGCCAGCTCAACCAGTACAGCAACCACAACAGAACAATAATGGTATCCTGTGGGTATCTGGTGAAGTGGGTGCAAAATCCTATCTGGTAGCACCCGGGACAAGTGTTTTACTAATGGACAGTGAAAGTGAAAAGTTCTACATAAAATCCACAGACGTTTCCGGTATGCCACAGCCGTTACGGACGTTTGAATATCACGAGGTAGGCACTCAGATGCCGCCTAAACAGCCTGCTCAGAACATGGACAGTAAATATGTTACTCGACAGGAATACGATGATTTGAAAGGCAAATACGAAGCTATCATAAACCGATTAAATTCTTTTTCTGAACCTGTTAGGGCTAATACCGTACAGGAATCAGCGGTCAAGGGAGGAAATGCAGATGAGTAATCCATTATTCAATGCCCTCGGTGGTGGAATGCCACAGGGAAACGGACCAATGCAGATGATACAGCAGTTTATGCAGTTTAAGCAGAATTTTAAGGGAGACCCGAAAGCAGAAGTTGAGAAGATGTTACAGTCTGGGAAGATTTCCCAACAACAGCTTAATCAGGTTCAGCAGATGGCAGGACAGTTCCAAAGCCTGCTGAAAGGAATGAAATAGTACATTACAATCTGGCCAGATTGATGTAAATACACAAAAAGGAGATTATATTATGGATGGAAATTATAGCTTAGCAGATATTGCCGCTGCTACTGGAAATAGTAGAAATAATGATGGCATGTTTGGTGGAGATGGTAGCTGGTGGATTATTGTTTTATTCATCTTTGCTTTCTTCGGATGGGGAAATAATGGCTGGGGCAATAATGGAAACGGCGGCGGATATGCAGCCACAGCAGCTACTCAGGCAGATATTCAGAGAGGATTCGACAATTCTGCAGTGATCAGCAAGCTTGACGGAATCAATAACGGTCTCTGTGACGGATTCTATGCAGTGAATAACGGTATGCTTACCGGATTTAACGGAATCAACACCAATATCATGCAGACTGGTTTTGGAATCCAGCAGGCAATCAATGCCGATACTGTAGCCAATATGCAGAACACAAATGCGCTCCAGGCACAGCTTGCGAACTGCTGTTGTGAAACCAGGGAAGCTATCCAGGGCGTAAATTACAATATGGCCACCAACACTTGTGCAATCCAGAACACCATGAACAGCAACACAAGAGACATTATTGACAGCCAGAACGCTGGAACAAGAGCCATTCTTGATTATCTTTGCAATGAAAAGATTTCTAACCTGCAGGCTGAAAACAATGACCTTAGACGTGCTGCTTCTCAGGACCGCCAGAGCGCACTTCTCACAACTGCAATGGCTTCACAGACACAGCAGCTTATTAATGCGATTAATCCGGCACCGATTCCGGCATATCAGGTTCCTAACCCGAACACATATTACGGATGCGGATGCAACACTGGATGTAATTGCTGATAACTTCATATCGAGAGTATCTTTCGATCGATTCGGATGTCGGCTTATGCCGTATTACACATAGGGGCAGGCTAGAACCTGTCCTTTTGTGATATGAAAGGAGTATTTTTATGGCAGAATTTACAAATGTAGCTGCTCAGACTGTAGCAGCAAATGGAAACGTAGTATTTTCAAACGTGGCAGTTAAAGGTTCTAACTGCATTCAGCACAGAGAGGGAAGCGGAATCATCACCCTGAGAGGACTGACTAACCAGTGCAAAGCGAGATTTTTCGTGGATTTTTCTGGTAATATCGCAATTCCAACAGGCGGTACTGTCGGAGCTATTTCTCTGGCTATTGCAATCTCTGGCGAGCCAGTACTATCCTCCCAGATGATTTCCACACCGGCAGCAGTAGACCAGTACAACAATGTGTCCACGGGCATTTATGTGGATGTACCTCGTGGATGTTGCGTTAATATTGCAGTAGAGAACACAAGTGATCAGGCTATTTCTGTTGCGAATGCAAACATTGTTGTGACCAGAGAAGCGTAGGAGGTGTGATTATGAGAGACATTAAAGATTTATGCGCAAGAATTGAAGACGAACTGTCCAAAATCGCTGATAGTGGGCTGACCACTGGAAATCTGGAAATGACATACAAACTGATTGATATGTACAAAGATATCAAGAACACGCAGTACTGGGATAAGAAAGCGGAGTATTACAACGCTGTCCTTGATGAAATGCGTAGCGGATACAATGACGATTACAGCGAGCGCGGAAGAAAACGTGACAGCATAGGGAGATACAGCGCAAATGATGGCAGAATGATGCCGGATTACGACAGGGGCAATTCTTATGCCAGACGGGGCGAACATTACGTCAGAGGGCATTACAGCCGTTCTGATGGACGAGACGCTTACGATGACTACATGACGCAGAAGCAAAGCTATCGTTCCGGCAAATCTGAAGACTGTAAGAGAAAGATGCTTGCCGCTCTGGAAGAACATCTGGACGAACTTACAACAGAAATGAGCGATATGTCCAAGGATGCAGAGTGCCGGGAGGAACGCGATCTTGTCAAGAGATACGTAGAAAAACTCCGGGATATGCTCTAAAAACACAAAAGTGGTAGAGAGGTAGTTAAAATAAATCTGTTATAATGTAATTGTGCAGCAGGAAGCACAAGTAAAACGGTTGTTTTGACATTTTCGTTTTAATCCTCCTTTCTTTAATTTAGTAGCTGGTGCGCACGCTTTAATGGAAAGTTAAACAGGTTCGATTCCTGCCGTGCGTATTTGCCGTCTGGCACGCAAGATGGCACACCTCCTTGATTAAGGTTTTTGTTATTCATACTTTTCTTTTAAAAAAAGTAATAAATATCCGAAACAACTCGTGGTAGGCATAACACGTTAAATACCTTGCTAACCCGGGAATCCGGGTTATGTGGAATGTACGTTAATGGTAGACTGACAGGGTCGCGCCCTGGGTTCCGGTTCGATTCCGGGCGTTCCGCTTATTTGCTCAGAATTATGCTGTCTGTTTGTAGGCGGTCTATGGTTCGGGTAAATTATCCCATGGGTAAAGGTTAACGCTTATCCTGTTAACTGCTGGACAGTTCGAAAAGTGCAGTGAAATATAGCGCAGTTGGTAGAGCAACATCCGCATAGGGTGCGTGTCGGCGGTTCGATTCCGCCTATTTCATTACCTTGCCAGTGGTCTAACTGGCTTAATCCATTTTACCTGCGGCGGCAGGTCAATAAACACGACCAGGAGGATGTATATGCAGAAACTTATTGACACATTAAAATCATTTGGAATTGAAATCCCTGAGGATAAGCAGGCAGATATTAAGAAAGCACTTTCTGAGAATTACAAGAATGCAAAAGAAGTAGCGAAAACCCTGACAAAAGTCGAGGGTGAACGTGACGACTGGAAAGAACGCGCTGAAACAGCAGAAGAAACTTTAAAAGGATTTGACGGTATCGACCCGGCAAATGTCAAAAGCGAGTTAGAGACTTGGAAACAGAAAGCGGCAGATGCAGAGAAAGAATTCAATGCAAAAATCTATGACCGTGATTTCTCAGACGCACTCAAGGCGGCACTCGATGATGTTAAGTTTTCCAGTGAAGCGGCTAAGAAGTCTGTTATGGCAGACATTAAAGAAGCGGGTCTCAAACTGAAAGACGGTAAAATCCTTGGACTGAACGACCTGATCGAACAGATGAAACAGTCTGACGCATCCGCTTTTGTGGATGAATCTCAGCAGCAGGCTCAGCAGAATCAGGCAAGATTTACCACTCGCGTTGGACAGCAGCAGACACCGGGAAGTATGACTAAGAAAGATATCGAAGCAATCAAAGACCCGTCTGAAAGACAGGCTGCAATTGCTCAGAATATCCAGTTATTCCAGTGATTTTTTTACACCGACTATACGTCAGAGTATAGCCGCTAACCCAATACCTTAATAATTATGGGTAGAAAGGATTTTTTATATGGCAGCAAAAGCTAAGCTTATTATGAGTAATGATATTCAGGTCACAGCGCGTGAGATTGACTTTGTAACCAGATTCGAAAGAAACTGGCAGCACTTACGTGATATTCTGGGCATCATGAGACCTATCAAAAAACAGCCGGGTGCTGTACTCAAGTCCAAATACGCAGAGGGTACTTTGCAGAGCGGAAATGTTGGTGAGGGTGAGGAAATCCCTTACAGCAAGTTTACTGTAAAAGAAAAGACCTATGCGGAAATGACTATTGAAAAGTACGCAAAGGCTGTATCTATCGAAGCAATCAAGGATCACGGTTATGAGAACGCTGTTCAGATGACTGATGATGAATTCCTTTTCCAGCTTCAGACTGACGTTACCGGCAGATTCTATGATTATCTGAAAACCGGTACGCTTACTTCCACAGAAACAACATTCCAGATGGCTCTGGCAATGGCTAAAGGCCGTGTAGAAAACAAATTCAAACAGATGCACAGAAATGTGACTGGCGTTGTTGGATTTGTGAACATTCTGGACGTATATGAATATCTTGGAGCGGCTGAGATCACTATTCAGAACCAGTTCGGCTTCCAGTACATGAAAGATTTCATGGGATTCAATACTATCTTCCTGTTATCCGACAGCGAAATCCCGAGAGGACAGGTTATTGCTACCCCTGTCGAGAACATCGTACTTTACTATGTTGACCCGAACGAATCTGACTTTGCAAGAGCAGGTCTGGTGTATACCGTATCTGGCGAGACAAACCTGATCGGATTCCACACTCAGGGCAACTATCACACAGCAGTGTCCGAAGCGTTCGCAGTTATGGGACTTACTCTTTTTGCGGAGTACATTGACGCAATCGCAGTAATCACCATTGATGAGACACCAACACTTGGTACTCTGACAGTAACATCTGCGGCAGGAACAGTAACTGGTGATACAAAAATCACTGTAAATCCGGCTAAGGAAAACTCCAACAACGTATACAAATACAAAGTTGCAACAGACGCAGTAACTGTTGGATATGGACAGAACCTCAGGAACTGGACTTCTTGGGACGGAAAAGCTGACATCAAGGCGGCAACCGGACAGAAGATCACAGTAGTTGAGTGCGATGGAACATACAAGGCACTGAATGCCGGAAGTGCGAGCGTAACAGCAAAATCATAAACACAGGAGGTAACTGGCATGGCTTATGCAGATTATAAATTCTATACAGAATCATTCGGCAATGTCGTGCCAGAAACCGACTTCCCACGACTGGCAGAAAAAGCTAGTGATTTTATAGACGCAATGACGTTTGACAGACTGGTGGATGGACTGCCAGAAAATGAACGCTCACAGAAGCGCATCAAAAAGGCGGTCTGTTCATTGGCTGAATTAATGTATCAGATTGAGCTTGCTGAAAAGAATGCTATCAATCAGGCATCGGCAAATGTAACCGACATAAATGTCGGGAACATCTCAACAGGCATTGTAACATCTGTATCTTCTGGCAGTGAATCCATCTCTTACGCAACACCTCAACAGATTGGGGCGAGTGCAAAAGAATGGAGCGCGGTATATGCCGCCGCCGGAGATGCGCAGAAAACGAACGACTTACTCTTAAAGACGGCTTTGCCGCTTCTGATGGGAGTAAGGACGGATGATGGCATACCGATATTGTATGCGGGAGTGTGAGTATGAAATATGTACGAATAAAACCGACTATAATTGAAGCTATTCAGTGTTTTGCCACTCCTAAAGGTATAGCTCAAATTGAAAAATTTGTTGGCAATTCGGTAAAAATTAATAACAAATTTAACCCACCTAACATTGAGATTTCCGCATATCCTGCTCCATTTAGAGATGGCGAAATGGCTGATTCGGTACTCGTAGAGCCCGGAGACTACGTCTTGCGTGATGAAGAAGGGTATTTCGATACAATGGTAAAGGATGAGTTTGAAGAAGAATTTAAGGAGGTATCTGAATAATGGAATTAAAACAGACAGTTGAAATGATGAACAGTGCAGATTACAAGGAACGCTTTAAGGCAGAGTATATGCAGGTGGTTGTTCGATATAAGAAACTTGCGAATATGCTTGAAAAGTGGGACAAAGGGGAACTCCCATTTACTCCTACTTGTCCGAGAAGCACTTACAATATGCAGGTAAGAGCAATGACGGATTATATTGCTGTTCTGGAAGCAAGGGCAGTTATGGAAAAAGTTGATTTGGAGGTATGATTATGGACATTTCAACACTTGGCTCATGTATCGCAATCGTTATGATTTGCTACATCGTAGGAATGGGCTGTAAGGCATCAAAAAGAATCTCTGATGAATGGATTCCGGTGATCATGGCGGTTATTGGTGGGATTCTCGGAGCAGTCGGAATGGGAGTTATCCCGGATTTCCCGGCAACGGATTATATCACAGCAGTTGCAGTCGGTATGTTTAACGGATTGTCGGCAACCGGAGTGAATCAGGTTATTAAGCAGACAGTGCAGAAAGAATAATTAAGGAGAGGGTATCATGTACGAAAAAACGGTGACGATTTTTGACTATTACGAATCAGCCACGACAGGAGATGCGTACTGGTATCCTCATGTTTTATCCGGCGTTGACCTCATTACGGACAAGGGGGCAATTCTTAAAAAGTACGGACCAGACGCAACTGACAACGCACAGTTACACATTCGTTATACTGTTCAGAATGGCGATATAACCATTACTGACAAGAATGGTAAGATTCTCCCATGGGTGCCAGTTAAAGAGTGGAAACAGCAGATTAACAACGCTCTGGAAGATACTATCACATTCTCAGATGAATCGTTCTTCTGGGAGGGTGAGTGGACTGGCGGAACGGTAACTGATGGTGATTATCGAAATGGATTCTACCAGTACATGAATGAGAACAAGGATAACGTGTTTAAGATTACCAGTGTTGGCGGTCCGTATACGCTAATTCCACATTTTGAGATTCTGGGTAAGTAATATGAGTAAGATTCATCATTTTAAAGGATTCTCCATAGTTGATGGAGATATGAAAATAAAGCTGAATATGGACAGGTTCTCCAGGCAGTATCAAGAAGCTCAGTATCTCCTTGATGGGATGGTCATGGACAGCATGGTTCCATTTATGCCAATGATTACCGGAAATTTTATCAATCGGACAAGAGTTGAGAGTACATCTTTGCAAGGAACTGGGAAAGTATGCGCGGCGGCGGCTCCTTATGGGCGTTTTCTGTACGAGGGGAAAGGAATGGTTGATGAAGCAACTGGAAGTCCCTACGCAAGACGTGGAGCAAAGAAAGTTCTTGTTAGTCAGTTTTCTGGTCAGACAGCCGCAAAGGAAAATCTTGAATACACCAAACAAATTCACCCACAGGCACAAGCAAAGTGGTTCGATGCCGCTAAACGACAATACGGCGACACATGGATTCGTAAAGTAAAAGCACAGGCAGGAGGTGGCAGACATGGCGGATAAACCTATCGGAAAAGATGCAACTGGATATGAGATTCTGACAGATGCCATGAAAGCACTTCTAAACCAGTATCCGGGACTGTATGAAAATGAAACAATCAAATTTGAGGAGCTTAGCAAGGAATCAGGAATTGCGTTCTCGGCAGACAACGGGGCGTTGATCTATTCAGAGAAAGAAGACGTTTGCGGAACGATGCATCAGGTATGCCAGTATCCATTTTACGTGGTATATCGTACAGCATCTGACAAAGAAAGGCAGAAACTATCTGTTCAGAAGTTCCTTGACAATCTCGGTAAATGGATATGCCGGGAACCAGTTATTATAAATGGCTCTGAGACGCGTTTAAATGTGTTTCCAGAGCTTTCACAGGGGCGAGTGATAAAACGTATCACACGTGACAACTCCTATGGTTTAGAACCGCAGGAGAGCGGCGTACAGGACTGGTTGTTACCATTGTCGGTGCGCTACGAAAATACTTACGAAGCAATATAACAAGTAACAACCGGCTATCAATTGGAGATAGTCGCTAACCTACACAGCCTTTTAAAGTTATAGGCAGAAAGGACATTTCTATGCCAGTTACAGGAAAAATTGACCGTAAATATATGGCTCATTATATCGACGCAGGCTCCCTCTGCGGAGGACTGACACCGAAGTATGAACGTCTTGGAAAAGATCTGGAAGAGTACAATGTTGAACTCAATCCAGACACCGAAACCTCTAAAAACATTCTTGGAGAATCCACATTCAAACATAACGGCTACGAAGTTTCTTCTGACGCTGATCCATTCTATGCAGACACTACTTCTGATCTGTTCACAGCATTGCAGAAGATCGTAGACAACAGATACAAAGACGATAATCTCAAAACAAAAGCAGTTGAGGTCCATCTCTGGACGGAAGCTACAGCAGGCAAGTATGAAGCATATCAGCAGGACTGCTACGTTGTGCCGACCTCCTACGGCGGTGATACATCTGGCTATCAGATTCCGTTTACCGTCAATTATACCGGCGAACGAGTAAAAGGAAAATTTGATATCAGTTCCGGCACATTTACAGCTGACAGCGAATAATTTTTTTAGGAGGGCATAGAAAATGGCAAAAACAATTAATACAAACATTGATGATGGATTTCTTCTTTTCACATTCACGAACAAGCAGGGTGAAGTGTTCTCTTCATTCAAACTGAATCCTACCGACATCAACATTGCGGCAAGAGCGGAAGAATTGGAAACTTTCTTTGAACAGGCTCGGGAATCTGTTAAAAATGTTTCTTCCAGCAAAGAGATGGCGGAGATTAATAAGCAGATTGAGGACAAAATCAATTATATGCTCGGATACGAAGCATCTAAGGATTTATTCAAAGAACCAATTACCGCAACAACTGTTTTTGGAAATGGTCAGGTGTTTGCCTATATCGTTCTGGACAAAATCAATGAAGCACTTACTCCGGAAATTGAAAAGAGAAAGAAAAAAATGCAGGAAGTGGTCAATAGGTACACGGAGAAGTATGCAAAATGACTGCCTATGAGTTGCCCACCTCACTAAATATCAGTGGGGTGGATTTTTCTATCAGGACAGATTTTCGAGTAATTATTGATATTCTGGTTGCCATGAACGACCCAGAATTAGACGAACAAGCGAAAGCTATTGTTATGTTACAGATTCTATTTGAGGACTGGCAAAGTATACCCCCAGAACATCTTACAGAAGCTTGTCAGAAAGCTTGCGAGTTTATCGACTGCGGTCAAATTGATGATAGTCCGAATAAGCCAAAACCCCGCTTGATGGACTGGGAGCAGGACGGAGATATGATCGTTCCGGCGGTAAACAAGGTTGCCGGCAAAGAAATCAGAGCAGTGCCTTATATGCACTGGTGGACGTTTTTCGGATACTTTATGGAGTCTGGCGAGTGCTTGTTCAACACGGTCGTTGGAATCCGTTCAAAAAAAGCAAAGGGTGAAAAGCTCGATAAATGGGAAAAGAAATTCTATCAGGAAAACAAGAACATTATTGATATAAAAACACGTCTCAGCGAAGAAGAGCAAGCGTACAAGAATGCGCTGAATGAGATGTTGAACCTCAAATAGTTAGGAGGTGGACGCATGGCTGCTGATGGCTCAGTCATTATTGATACCAGAATGGACACATCAGGCGTGCAAAACGGTGTATCAGCAATCAGACAGTCTTTTAACGGACTTGGCAGCGTAGTAAAAAAAATAGGCATACTGATTGGCGGAGCATTCGCAATTGGGAAACTGGCCCAGTTTGGGAAAGAGTGCGTAGAACTTGGCTCTAATCTGGCAGAAGTGCAGAACGTGGTTGATGTTACATTTACAACCATGTCTGATAAGGTAAACGAATTTGCGAAGAACGCCATGACCTCAGCCGGACTGTCAGAAACGATGGCGAAACAATATGTTGGTACATTCGGAGCAATGTCTAAGTCGTTCGGATTTTCAGAACAGCAGGCTTATGATATGTCAACGGCTCTGACACAGCTAACTGGTGATGTGGCATCATTTTACAACATTAGTCAGGACTTGGCTTATATAAAACTGAAGTCAGTTTTTACAGGAGAAACGGAAACACTTAAAGACTTGGGTTAACAATTAGCTCCCTTACACAGCAATGTGTATTGAATAACATGGTGAACGAAGAAATCTTCGGTGTGTTGCTTTATGAGCAATGCTAACGGTAAAAGCCTAAAATTATTTAAAAAACTTGTGGTTATGACACCTATATGATATAATATTTATAGGAGGTGATTTCCATGAGTGAAGAAATTTGGAAAGATATTAACGGCTACGAAGGTCTGTATCAAGTAAGCAATCTGGGAAGAATAAAAAGTCTTGAGCGTAGATGCAAGGCAAAATGGTATACAAGAAAAGTACCAGAGAAAATTTATTCTCCTGCGCTTGATACTTACGGTTATCCAATAGTCTCTTTGCATAAAGACGGCAAAAAGAAAACAATTACAATTCATAAATTGGTTGCAAATGCTTTTCTTGAAAAGCCGGACGGTTGCAATTCTATTAATCACATTGACGAAAACAAGCAGAATAATTGCGTTGAAAATCTTGAATGGTGTACTGTTCAAGAAAACAATGCTTATGGAACGAGAGTAGAACGATTAAGAAAAACTCAGCAAAGAGCGGTTCTACAATGTGATTTAGATGGAAATGTAATTAGAGAATGGGAGGGGATGAACTTCCTTTGTAGAGAAACAGGATATGACCAAGGCTTAATATCTAAAGTATGCAATAATGTTCACAGACATCGTACTGCATATGGATTCAAATGGAAATTTAAATAATCATGGCAATACCGTGCTAAGCATCGAAGAGTCTCAATAAGAGGCTCTTTTTTGATGAAAGTGTAACGACTATTCCGTAAGGAAGTAGGTTTAGGGTGAAATTCCCTATTCCGAAGTGCCATGCATCCTATTTGGATGAAGAGATAGTCTACTCCCCTAATAAATATCGGGAAACCGAGGGTATAAAGGGTCGTTATGACACAAAGCGCGCTTGACCAGTACGCACTTGCAAACGGCTATGGCAAAACCACATCTGCCATGACTGAACAGGAGAAAGTGGCCCTCCGTTTGGCTTTTGTGCAGAAACAGCTATCTGCCGCATCCGGTGATTTCATTCGAACATCTGGCTCATGGGCAAACCAGGTACGAGTGATGCAGTTACAGCTGCAATCTCTCAAGGCAACAGTTGGACAGGGATTAATCAATCTCTTCACTCCTGTCCTGAAAGTTATTAACACTCTTCTTGGAAAATTGGCAACATTGGCAAACGCATTTAAGTCATTTACGGAGTTAATCACTGGTAAGAAATCTTCTGGCCAGACAGGTGCAAGTGGCGCAGGTCTTGTCGGAACAGACCCGATGGCTGATACGGCAGACCAATATGGAGATGCCGCCGACAACGCCGAGAAACTGGCAGATGCGACAAATGATACAGCAGATGCAACTAAGAAAGCTACTAAGGCGGCAAAAGGATATCTTAGCCCTCTTGACGAAATAAATAATTACTCAACTGATAAAAGTGTGGATTCGTCATCAAAAGTACCGGGTGCACCGGGCGCAACCGGCGGACTTGCGGACAAAATGAAAGATGCTGTGCAAAACGTTGATTATGGAAAAGTAGCAGAGGGTGAGACAGTTCTTGATAAGATGTCAAAGCCGTTAGAGAAGATAATCGACAGGTTTAAACAGCTGGCTAAGTTAATCGCAAAAGGATTCTGGGATGGGTTAGGAGACTACGAGCCGATTTTTGAAGGAATAAAAAAGGACCTTGATTCTATACGGAAATCCTTAAAGGATATCTTCACTGACCCGGAAGTTACCAAAGCAGCAAATAATTTTTTCGATTCATATGCATATGCAATTGGGCAAGTTGCTGGTTCATTCGCCAGAATTGGATTGACAATTGCGCAAAACATCATAGGTGGAATCGAGAAGTTTCTGAGTCAAAACGTACAAAGAATAAAAAACTATCTGATAGATATGTTTAATATCGGCTCTGAAATTGCACAAATAGGCGGAAACCTTGCAGTTGCTTTTGCCGATGTTTTCTCAGTTTTTGGCGGAGAAACTGCGCAACAAATTACAGCGAATTTAATTGGAATCTTTGCTGAAATTGGAATGGCTCTTACGGAAACAGCTGCGAAACTTGGCAGAGATATTCTGAACATGATTGCGCAGCCTTTTATCGACAATAAGGACATTTTAAAGTCAGCAATCGAGGGTAGCCTCGGAGTAATAGAAACCGTAACAAGTAGTGTTCTAACAGTTATTCAAACCCTTAGCGACGCAATATCGAGGTTATACGATGAACATATAAAACCGTTTTTTGATTCTATAGCGAATGGATTATCAAGCATATTTGAGACTCTGATAACTGGATACAACACCTATATTCTTCCAGTTCTGCAAGGATTGGCAGAGCAATTCAAAGGGCTATTAGAGGGACCATTAGGGGACGCAATTTTAAAGATAGAAACATTTCTCGGAAAACTCATTGATTCTCTGAAACTTCTATGGGAATCGGTGTTAGCTCCTTTAATTAACTGGATAATCGCGAATTTGCTTCCGGTTGTTGCGAAGATAATTGATGTTGTGGGGACTACAGCAATGAAAGTGATAAAATCACTGATTAAAATAATCGGTGATGTGGCAGATACACTGAGCGGAATCATCGATTTTCTTGTTGGTGTCTTTACGGGAGACTGGAAGCTGGCTTGGCAGGGAATAAAAGAAATTGCAAGTGGAGTATGGAATCTTATCAAGGACGTTATATCGGGTGCATGGAGTGCGATTAAAAGCATAATAAAAGGTGCACTGGGTATAATAAAAAGTGTTATTAACACTGCATGGAATGCGATCAAAACAGCAACTTCGACGGTCTGGAATGCGATTAAAAAGACTCTTTCTGGATTATGGAACGCTCTTAAAACCACAGTAAAAACAGTGTTTAATACAATAAAGACTAAGGTCGTAGGCGTGTGGGATAACATAAAGGATAAAACATCCCAAGTATGGAAAAGCGTTACTACCTTTATATCTACTAAGGTCGAAGCAATAAAAACTGCTATTACTGATAAATTTAACGCCGCCAGAGATGCAGTAAAATCTGCGTTCGAGAGAATTGTGGACTTTATTAAAAAGCCAATTAATAAAGCAATAAGCATTGTTAATAGCGCAGTCGGAATGATTAATAGTGCGATTGGCGGAATTGAATCGGCTTTCTCCTTTGGGCCTTGGACTGTTCCAACACCGTTTGGTTCAAAGACTATTGGATTTCATGCAACATTTCCACGTATCGGAACTATCCCATATCTGGCCAGTGGCGCAGTTATTCCACCACGAAGCGAATTCCTTGCGGTATTAGGCGACCAGAAAAAGGGTAATAACTTGGAAGCACCGGAAAGCCTGTTACGTCAGATTGTCCGGGAGGAATCAGGAAAAGGACAGGGAGATGGAAATACCTACAATGTTACAGTTAATGCATCTGGCAGAAAACTGTTAGACATTATCATTGATGAAGCAGAACTTAGGAGACGTAGAAATGGCGGTCAGAATCCATTCTTGTTAGGAGGTGTGTAAATGGCACAGGAACAGTTTAAGATTGACGGGGTCATTATAAAGGCCCCTGACACATATAAACCAGTGTTCGCAACTACATCAACAGAAAGCTCTAAGAGAAGTCAGGATCTTGTTATGCACAACACTCCAATGGGAACTATCGCCGGATATGACATGGAATGGGGCGAGCTTAAATGGGGAGAGATTGCAACGATTCTCAACTCTATGATTAATAAAAGCCAGTTCACTTTTCATCACAAAGACCCTCGGACACCCGGCAAATGGATTGATGAAACGTTCTATGCATCTAATTTCAACATGGCAGCGCAAACGCTCAAGGATAACGAAGAACGATGGACGGGATTAACTATTAATGTAAGGAGTGTTCGACCGGTATGATTAATGTTACAAATCAGTTAAAAACAGAATCCCTCTTAAATAGTAACTATTATGTTACGGCGAATGCGGTGCTGCGTGATGGGACAACTTTAAACCTGGGAAAAGAAGACTTCTACCTTGACGGAAACGGCATTGTGGATTCTTCTGATTCCGGTGATTTCCCGATAGGTGTAGCCATTGAAAAGACAGCAACATTGGCACTGGTCAATGATGATGATAGATTCTCTGACTACAACTTTGCCGGGGCACAGTTCACCCTATTTTTAAATTTGCAACTATCTGATAGATTAGAAACCATTCGCCGCGGCACATTCATTGTATCAAAAAAACCTGCCACGTCCGATGAGATTAATCTCACTTTGCTGGACTATATGAGCAAGGCAGAGACAGGATACAATACAAACCTTGTTTTCCCATGCTCTGTCAGAGAGGTTTTAGAAGATGCCTGTCAGCAGACCGGGATTGTGTTAGGTGACGCAACATTTAAAAACGCAGACTATCAGGTGCAGAAGAAGCCCGAGAACACCACTTTTAGAGCAGTAATTGGTATGGTTGCAGCTTTGGCAGGTGGCAACGCTCGCATTGACGAAAACGATAATTTGCGAATTATCACTTTTGACGATAATACGGATACTATTACATTAGAAACAGTTCCATGGTATGACATTAATGGAAACACTATCCTTGACATTGATAGTAACGAGATTGAGACAATTCTCGAGCGAAAAGGATTTAATCTAAATGCTATCAGGAACCTTACCTATGATGTTGACGATGCGGTTGTTACTGGGGTTAAATATACAGATAATGAGACGGAATACAAGTACGGTACAGACGGATATGTCATCACGATTGACAACAAGCTTCTGAGTGGCAATGAACAGACGGGTGTTGACCTGATCGGAAAAGAACTTGTCGGTATGAGATTAAGACCATTCTCTTGTGACAGCATAGCAATCGGATACGCCACATTTGGAGATAGAATTACATTTTCCGACATTAAAGGCAATATTTACTATTCATATCTGACAGATGTAGACTTCGCATTCTCTGGCAGTACAAGCTTCTCTTGTAATGCAAAGAGCATGGAAGACATCGATGCTGACTATCCAGACAGCATACAGGTCGAGGTCGACAACATAAAGAAAGATTCCGAGAAAAAGATTACTGCCTATGATGCAAAATTAAAGCAGATGAACGAACTGGCGGCTAACACCCTTGGATTCTACTATACGGAAGAAATTCAGGCAGACGGCTCGACGGTATCATATCGTCACGACAAGCCTACGCTTGCTGATTCTAAAGTAATCTACAAGACGGGTGTTGATGGATTCTTCTTGTCAGTAGACGGAGGCCGGACTTGGAAAGCCGGATTTGACAGCAACGGTGATGCAGTGCTGAACATTCTGTATGCTATCGGCATTCAGTCTGACTGGATTAACACTAGGGGATTCACGGCAAAAGACAATGACGGCAATATTACATTCCGCATTGACGCAGAGACAGGGGCTGTCAATCTTAATGCTACAGAACTCACGATCAAAGGAAAAACGCCTGAGAACGTGGCAAATGCCGAGGTTGAGAAGTTTATTACAGAGGTATATTCTCCGCAGATTAAAGTTCTTCAGGAGCAGATTGACGGACAGATAGAAGCATTCTTTGGAGACTATGTTCCTGATGGCAATAATGAACCGGCGTCCACTTGGACAGATGACGCAACTAAAGAAAAGCACTTAGGCGACCTGTTTTATATTGTAAACAACGAAGAATATGGTGGACAGGCTTACAGATATGCAAAGATTAATGGCGAATACAAGTGGGATTATGTAAAAGACACTGCGGTGGTCAAAGCTCTGGCTGATGCGGCGCAGGCACAAAACACGGCAAATGCAAAGAAGAGAATTTTCGGAGCAGAGCCGGTTCCACCTTACGATATTGACGATTTATGGGTTCAGGGAAAGACAGGGGACATTCTTAAGTGTCAAAAGGCAAAGGCAGAGGGCGCAAGCTATGACGCCGATGACTGGGTGAGAGCATCTAAGTATACAGATGATTCAGCAGTTACAACCTTTATCAAGGGCGTTTTTGCTGATACGATTGAAAGCCTCCAAGAGCAACTTGATGGCAAGATTCAGACCTGGAGCCAGGATACAGACCCGGCGCTTGAATGGACAGAAACAGAAGAGATTCCGTGGACAGATGTTGATGGCAATTCCATTCTGGACGTAGGCGGAAATGAGATTTTAATTGTTTGGGAAAAAGGTAAATATATCCACAAAGGAGACCTTTGGCAGAATACCGCCAATAACGCTAACACGCGCTGGCGGTGGGATGGAAATGAATGGGTTGAACAGAAAGCCCCAGATTATCTGTTTGATAAGATTGATGGGAAAGCAGCAGTTTATTTCGAACAGCCTAAGCCACCATACAACATGGGAGATTTCTGGATCACATCAAAAGCAGATGGCGAAGCTTCTATCAAAACAGCGGTTAGAAGCCGGTCGGATGGCGCATTTACTGACACTGACTGGATTGATTTCAAATATGCCGATAAAACTGACATTGACAATGCGGTAAAAGAGTATGATACAAGCCTTGGACAGGATGAAGTATTTAATAAGCTGACGAACGGCGGTGAAGACCAGGGAATTTATATACAGGACAAGAAACTGTATATCAATGCAAATTACATCCTTGCAGGCGTTTTGGCAGGCAAATTTATCAATGCGAAAGGCATAAAGGTTATTGATAAGGACAACCAAACAACCTTATACATTGATGATAACGGGAAAGTTCATATTCTTGCCACCGAATTTTCTTTGCAGGGCAAGAGCGTATCCGATATTGCCACGGATGCGGCTACGGAAGAAGCGAAGAAATATAAGACTCTAAATGTAACATTATCGAATGAGTATCAGGGTATTCCAACGGATGCGGAAGGTAATTACACAGCATTCCCTGAGTGCAAAACGACGGTGACGGCGTTGTATGGCGATGAGAATGTTACAAACAGCGCAACTATAACGTTTACTGCCGGAAGCGGGGTTACGGGTTCAAAATCAGGAGCAACATATACAGTAACGGCACTTTCATCTGATACAGGAATTATTACGGTGTCAGTTTCTTATAATAATCTCTCTGTTGAGAAGCAGTTTGCAATTGCAAAACAGAAACAGGGTATTCAGGGATTACAGGGTATTCAGGGAATAAATGGAAAAGACGGAATAAGTGGAAAAGACGGTCAGGACGGAAAGACATCTTATTTTCATATCAAATATAGTTCTGTTGCAAACCCGACTTCTTCCAGTCAGATGAGTGAAACGCCAAGTACCTATATTGGCACTTATGTGGACTATACAGAAGCGGATAGCGACGACCCTGGCAAATACACATGGAGTCGATTTGAAGGCAAGGACGGGGCACAAGGAATCCCTGGAACAAATGGAGATAACGGGCAAACATCTTATCTCCATATTGCTTATGCGACCAGTTCTGACGGAAAAACAGGTTTCTCAGTGTCTGATAGTGCAGGCAAGACTTACATCGGGCAGTATACCGATTTTAAAGAGAATGATTCTACAAATCCAAGTGATTACAGCTGGACGAAGATAAAAGGCGATACTGGAAACGGTGTATCTGCAATTGTGCAACATTACCTTGCTTCTTCAAGTTCATCAGGTGTGACAACATCCACATCAGGTTGGACGGAATCTGTGCAGACACCAACATCATCTAAAAGATATTTGTGGAATTATCAGACAACCACATACACGGACGGAACGAGTGTGAACACTACTCCACATGTTATCGGTGTATACGGAGAAAAAGGCGATGATGGCAAAGACGCGTCAGATATGACCCAGTTGGATATTTTTAATAAATTGACCAACAACGGGGAAACACAGGGGCTATATCTTTATAACAACAAGGTGTATCTGAATGCCTCGTATATTGACACCGGGTATCTGGCTGGATGGGGAGTTGGATATAAAAAGCTTTCAGCAAATGGCACGTATGGAGAAGTAACGCTAGACGCTTCAGCTGGGGAAATCTATTCAGAGACGAATACAGGAATATATGTGCCGGGGTACGGGACGTTGTATGGAACGCGAATCAGAGGAATCAATCTTTATACAGGAACCGTACACGCAAGCTCAGCCTCGTTTAATACTAGCGTTTCGGCGAGCAGCGTTTCAGCGAGCAGTGTTTCAGCATCAGGAAAAGTTAAAGCAGGCACACACGTAGAAGCCAGTGGTCATTTCTATAGCATCGGAACGGGAACGGACCTTGCAGATGCTTCTATCAGAGGGAAGTTGAAAGTAAGCGGGACAAAATCAAGATCAGTTTCGACGGTAGACTATGATGAGCAACTCTTTTACTGCTATGAAATGTCAACCCCATTCTTTGGAGATATCGGTGAATCTGTAATATCGGATGACGGGACTTGTATGATTGACATAGATGATATCTTTCAGGAATCTGCGAATGTCGGCATTAAATATTATGTGTTCTTGCAAAGAGAAGGAGAGGGCGACTGCTGGATAGCTGAGAAAGAGCAGAATTATTTTGTTGTAAAAGGAACTCCGGGACTTAAATTTTCGTTCGAAATCAAAGCAAGACAAGCTGAATATGAGCATATGCGATTTACTGACCCGGGAGATACGGCTTATACAGACGCAAGAGATATAGAAATCTCGGAACCAGATTATGAATCAGAAGAAACAGAGGTCTCGGAACCAGATTATGAATCAGAACTTACTAACGACAGATTAAGCATTATCAATCAGATGGAGGTAATATCATGAAGAAGATTTTAACAAGTTTTATGAATCTTAGTACCGGAGAAGGAAGTCGCATTGCTTACACCTATTCTGAGGTAAACGAGGAAACAGGAGAAGTTGTCAGCCAGAACAATAAAGGGAATTTCCTTGTGATGGATGACGATGTACAGGCTCATCTTGATGCAGTTAAAAAATATATCAGGGACAAATATTTAGTATAAGGAGGAAACAGTCATGCCAAAGTGGACAGATTATACGACAAAAACAAACCCCGCAGATAACGATGAAGTAATGGTACTTGATACAGCAGGCAAGGCAAACAAACGTCTTGGTTTGTCGGCGTTGTCAGATTGGATTATAGGAAAGATTGCAAACAAAGTATTTGAAAATTTGCAGACACAAAACAAGACAATTCTGGGGGCACTTAATGAATTAAATAGTAAGGCTGGGACGATTTACAGCAAGGGTATTATGAATTATGGAACTGCATACAATGCAGTAGTAATACATTCATCTAATACTTTAATGAGAGAACTAGGCTTATTTGTAATGCTTACTGGAAGCGAAAGTAAACAATTTGGGGCGTTTATTTACGGTATGTCGGATAACAAAGTAAAACGCGCAGAGATAATAAATAATGGAAATGTATCAGTTACAGGTGACCTGACAGATAATAGCATAACCATAGAAATCGGGAATTGGGGCAGAGGTGTTGTCTTTTCATATGCTCAATTCAATATAGAAATAAAAAAATTATAGTCTTCTCATTTAATTCACTAAAAATTTCATAAAAAGCTACCTCTCGGCCCTAACCGTAGCTAGCCTTTTCGTGAGGCTATGAGCTGAAATAGCAGAAAGGAGCAACACGATATGACAAATGAACAGAAAGCCGTCCTGAGAAAGATAATCTACGCAGTCGAAACCGGCGGACAGGTTTACGGACAACAGGATTATTCGGACTTCACGGAAGCCTATGAGAATAATTCAGATGAACACGCAATCACGATTGGAGCAGGAGCATGGTACGCAACCGAAGCCAAGACGCTTCTGGAGCGGATTTACGATGCTGACCCGGAACAGTGGGAGAAGATAGACAAGGTCAGACTTTTAGAACAAGTTCAGACCGCAAATTGGGAATGCTTTAATATTTCCAGAGTGTCACAGCTTGCCGACACCATAATTGCCCTTATTTCGTCCAAAATTGGCGTTAAATGCCAAGATAGCCTTATGGATGAACAATTAGCCACCTATGCAGATGAAGCCCTTAAACAGGGCGTTACTGACGCCAGAGCGCAAGCTATGTGTGTGAACTTTAGGCACCAAGGTGGGCAGGGAGCAGTAACAAGGATTTTAGCAAAGACCCAGAAACCATATACACTCGATAATCTCTATGCAGCCTGCCAGACGGACACAGGGAATCAAGTGGGAGTATATAAGGACAGGCAGAGATTTGTTTATAACGCATTAAAAACATATTTTCCAGAAAGTGAGGATAAGAGCATGAACGCAATTGACAAATTAATCCGGATTGCAAAAAACGAAATCGGATATCTTGAAAAAGCAAGCAATAGTCAGCTCGACAGCAAGACGGCAAACGCCGGAGAAAATAATTATACAAAATACTGGCGAGATATTAAGCCGGATTATCAGGGGCAGCCCTGGTGCGCAGCGTTTATCTCCTGGTGTTTCATGAAAGCTTTTGGTCTGGATAATGCAAAGAAACTCTTAAAGCACTGGCCGTATGTATACTGCCCAACCTTAGGCGTATTATTTGTAAAGAATGCCAATCCAAAAGTTGGAGATATTGTTATCTTTAAACATGGCGGTACCTTTACCCATACCGGCTTTGTAACAAAAGTAGCCGGAGACAGATTCTGGACGATTGAGGGAAATACTTCCGGAGCATCCGGTATCGTGGCAAATGGTGGCGGGGTCTGCCAGAAAAGTTACTACAACAGCAACCTCCCGGGAACAAAATTCTGCACTCCAAACTACAGTTTAGTTAAAAATACAGCATCAACTTCGGACTCTGATGTAGTCAAAAAGCAGAACACAAGAGCCTACATTGCGCAGATTAAAAAAGACACAAAATGTTATACAAAATCAAACAAAAATAGCCCATCTAAACTGTTTCCGAAGCTGAAAAAAGGTGCAGTTGTAGAGGTAATGAAATACACCGAAACAGACAGTTCCGGGCTGAAATGGTACTTCGTCAGAATCCCGTACCCGAATGATGATGGGTTCGTATTTGAGTTTGTCCCGAAGGGCGTATTTACCAGAATTTCAAAAATTTATAAATAAAAGCTCCCGGGGATAGCACCCCGGGAATCATGTTTCTTATAACATATTGTATCATTTCGTTTTGTAAATCCTATTAGTTCGTTGGACACACGTTAGTCACAAATAAAAAAAATCATTTCCTAACTGAATATCCTCTAAAGTACTGTATTTAAAGGACTTTCTGACATTTGCATAGTTCTAATTAATGCCCTAATTGAATACAATTAGAATAATGAAAATGAAATGTGGGAAATCCTTGCAAAATCGCTGAAAACGTTGATTTTAATAGGGTTTCCGGCATTTCGATAATGATATTTCGGTTGTTTTAGAAAGATTAAAATAGGTTCCGTTAGTCACAGTTAGTCACAAATGGAACTTTTATCTTTTCTATTTCTGTCCGAAGTTCTTCCAGTGTCCTGTGGCCGTACACAGCATTTGTAACATCTCCGCCAAAGGAGTGGCCGAGCATTCGCTTTCGGTCATTCTCACGGACGCCATATTTTTCACACAGTGCGGAAAAGGTGTGTCGACAGTCGTGTGGTGTGTGTTTCGGATCGCCGACTATTTTTAATCGTTCCAGTGTAGGATAGAATAATGCTTTTCTGTGGTGTTGCTGAGTATATACGCATAGTTTACCATCTTGTGTCAGTACTTTCTGTTCGACAAAACGGTATATAGCAGAATGTATCGGAACAATTCTGTTTTTACCGGCTTTTGTTTTGATTCCACCTTGAAAGTATTTCTCTTCCAGGTTGGTTGTGAGTTTTAACACTTCCCCGATTCGCCAGCCAGAATAGCACATGATAAGAATGAGCTGCACTTCTGGATCGTCGGCATTATTCCACAGCACTTGCATCTCCTGATCAGAAAATGGCGTTCCATGTTCGGTGTCATTATCAGCGTTGACATGGACATATAACGCCTTATTTTCCGTTACGATTTCTGAGTAAACAGCATATTTATACATCTGCTTGAACAGCGTAAGAATTGCCATAAGGCTCTGACGCTTTAACGGGCAGTCATCAATTACCTTTTGCAGATCAGGCGCTTTTAAATCCTCAAAGATACGATTGTACAGAGTCGTGCAGTTCGAGTAAGCGGTCTGGTAAGCTATTTTTGAACTATAAGAAAGTTTTGAACCCTCTGGAAATTTCCATGCGTAAAACTTCTTATATACCTCTGAAAACGTCAATTTCTTGATTTCCGGGTGTTTATCCTCGACACCCTTGATTGTGTTGTAGTCAGCAATCAAGCGGCTTATAAGAGCATCTATGTCGGTTGTAGGTGATATCTCAAGGTCTCGTTCCATCCCTGGCTGATATGTTCCTGCCTTGTATGCGGTCAGTACAGTAAATCCTTTAATCCAGTCGTCTACATAGCAGATTGCAGGCGGTCGGACGGGTTTTCCTGTTGCGTCCAGTGTAGCTGGCGGATGTACCGCAAAACAATTTCTCCGGTTCTTGCCAAGATACCGGATAGAGCCAAAGTTATTCGGCAGTTTTGGATATTTCTTTCTTTTCTTCGCCATTTTTATTCCTCTTTTCTTTAAGTGGTTGTTTTGAGTATAAAAATAACAGCCGAACAAATTTTCTGTCTTGTTCGACTGCTCCGAAGATGATACAATATGTTTTGCCAGAATATTACATTTCTTCGGAGATGTATAAACGCCGTCTCGGTACGCCAATGCCGGGGCGGTTTTTTTATTTAATTATGTGATTTCCAATTTACTCTCATTACAATTCCTACAATCCAATAAATTCCACCAGTGAAGATTCCTAAAATAAAAATCCAAAACCAACTTAAATACCATGGTATTTTCCGTTTTATATACGGCGCACCTGAACTTGCTGCTGAGGACGCAGAGGAAGATGCAGAATTGTTAATGATAATGTCTCTGTTGTTAGAAGTCAACTGCTCTACTTGTTTTCCACACTTAGGACACACTACACAGTCGCCGTCAATAAGTTCTCCGCAGTGCTTACAATATTTTTTCTTTTCATTCATAATAAACACCCTCCTGATATGTTTTCGCCACACTTCGCACTTTTTATGCGGATTATGTATTTTGTACCGCTGATTTTGCAATATTATGTAAAGTACGGTTATTCGTGGTATTTTTATTTTATCATTTTAAGAGCATATTGTAAAGATTTAGAACGAAATAGAGTGATTTAGATGAAAAAGAAATGTTTTAAGTGCTTTGTACTTCTCTTGCTGATCTATAAGGTATTTAGTCTTGTACATACCCCACAAAAGATAATTTCCAATAATAATCAGAAAGATATGCAGATAGTTCATTCGTATACGGTATATCAAGACCATTCTGCCCAGAAGTATTCACATACAGACGGTGGCGGTGGAAAAGTTTGTAATCTCGCATTTTTCTTCTGTAGAAACATAATTTTCTTTGAGTTTGCAAAGTTCATGTATGAAATAACGAAAGTTCATGTATATCATTGGCAGTTGCCAAGAGTCGGAATAGGTGGTATAATAGCAAAAGCGAACTAATGTTCGGTTCTATTTCCCACAGCCGGACATATACTGTAGTGTAAGCGGTAGTTGCGACAGGGAGGGCTATTTATGGATTATAAGAAAGAGATTATTGAGATGGTTGAAAAATGTGATAATGAGGGCAAGTTAAAATTTGTCTATACGATTCTTATCAAATATCTAAAATCAAAGAAGCAAGGGGATTAACCCTTGCTCTTTTTGTTTAATGATGAAACTATTTGTTTTATTGCTTTCTTATCTTCTTTATCGAGTGCTTTATATTCCTCGATAAAGTCTAAGACGTCAGGTTCTGACATAAGGTTTCCAATTATGGTTGCATAATCGTCATCGCTTTTAGAACCCACGAGATATGTCGGTGTTACTTCCAGAGCGCCGCATAGAAGTTCGATAGTGTCCATATCTGGTTTGCACTTATCTTTTTCCCAGTCACTAATTGAATTGTGTTTTACATTGATTTTTTCTGCGAGTTGTTTCTGAGTTAATTTCTTTGCTGTTCTGGCTTGCTTGATTTTCTCGCCAAATGTCATTATCGATTTCCTCCTTTCATGATTAATAATAATATAGAAATTTCGAACTGTCAATAAAATAATTTCGATTTTCTCGAAATTTATTCTTGACATTCGAACATTTCGAAGTTATACTGTAATTGTTCGATAGGAACGAAACTTAAATAGAAAGGAGAATTGAAAATGTGTGTTGGTAAGAAAATCAAGTCATACCTTGAGAATAACGGCATAACACAGACATTCGTTGCCAACAAAACTGGTATTCCTGTTCAGAAGCTCAATCTTTCTCTCAATGGAAATCGCAAATTAGATTTCGATGAATACGAATTAATTTGTGGAGCATTATCTGTTGGAACCGATAAGTTTCTTGAACCAAGGCTGCCAGAACGGAAGGGAGCTGATTGATTGAAACGTAAGGAGGTGAGAATACATGAAAGAAAAAACAGTTGCAGGACTTACAGACTATGCTTTAGAGATGCTTGGATATGATAAAGAAAAGATTCTCAAGGCAGTAGAAAATTGCGTAATGGCAATGGGAGAATTGACAATTGAAGAAAGTAAAGTTGCTCGTAAACATCTGGACTCCGTTATGGAAGAAATGTATAAGCGAAGTCCAGACACTTTGATAAGCACTATTCAGCCTCGTTTATGATTTTATTTTCTTTGGCAACAAAAGCATAAGCATAGTTATA